ATTATATCTTATCATACCTTCTACTGGACTAGTAGGACGATCAACTGTTCTTCCTTTAGGAATAAGCAAGCTGATCTTACCATCCATAGTAACACGACCATCAGTTTCTACACTTACACTTTGATCTTTGACATTTCTAAAATTAAGTTGACTTTTTTTTAGAAATTTCATTAACTTACCCTAAATGAACTTACAGTTACCACTAGTCCATTATTAGCACTTGGACTTGCTGTCAAATAGTCACCTGTAGTTAATACTAATTTTTCTGTATCAAATGTAAATGTTTCTCCGGCAGGTACAGTCAAACTATTAATTAATTTCATTGTATTAGTTGTTTCTTGACTATAAGCTGACAGGTCTAGGTTAGTATCATTTGAACTAATATTACAAAATATCAAACAGGTTACTGCGTGTTCTTGTACATCGGTTACAGGTATACCTGGACAAGTAAATATTACGGTTCCTCCTGTCTGTAAAGCTGCGTTACGAATTGCCATTGTCTTGTCCTTAAAATAGCATACTGAATCCTAGAGCTCTTCGTCTACTTACTAATTCATCACTTACTTTAGGATTAGTAAAGTATAGACCAGTTTTGCCCATACCTAATGCAGATTTACTATAAAGGACATTATAATTACTATTTGTACTTGGATTTGATGCTTGATTACCTAATTCTAAAACACCTGTAGTTTCTAAATTTGAAATTATTTTTACTTTACCAGTGCCACTAGGATCAATCTCAATATTACGATTAGTTACCCCTGTTACACTTATGACAGCATTTGTGTCACTACTTGAAATTTGAAGATAGTCTGTATTTACAGGAATGCTTAAATTATTTGAATCGATTTTAGCGCGCTGTGTTCCATCAACTTTAAAATTAATGTAACTAGGATCGTTTCTAGAAAATATATCACTAGAGCTAGCATCGTATACACGAACTTCTGTATCATCATTAGTAATATGTGTAAAGTTAGTATAATAAAGGGCAGAAGTTACATAGTCTGCTAGACCTTGTGTATTTACTAAAGCATCTTTAGCTGTATCATTGGAATATAAAACAATTGGCCCTGTAGCAGATACATAAGGCCCTCCTGCTGTATGATCGTCAGGATAATTAAAAATATTTTCTTCGTAATTATTTGTTCCTCTAACAGTTACTACACCAGTACCTTGATTTATTAAATATAAGTTATCGTTATTAGCAACTTGAATACTGCTAACATATAATCCAGCTCTGTTGCTTCCTACTAAAAATTCAAACGATCCGTTAATTAGATCATACACAGAGTTTCTATGCTTGATGCTTTCATTAAAATAAAAGCTTGCATTGCCATTTCCTCTTATAATGTCAATACCGCCCTTGCCGTCACCAGGTAAAATATTGTTACTATTTCCATCAGCAATAGTTATTTTTTGATCACTAATATATAATTGTGTAGATTCAACCTGAGTTTGACTTCCATAAATCCAAAGGTCTGCATAGATGTTAACTTTGCCTAAACCAGTTGCTGTTGGTCCTCTAGTGTCTAAATCAATATCACCAGATTGCTTTACAACTACTTTATAGTTGCCGTCACTTACATTTAATACTTTTACGGTCATATTAGCTGATTAAGGTAAGAATAATCAATGTTTCTGAAGAATCGTCCTGTAAGGTCCACTTATAGATTCGTCCATTAAAATCAGAAGCTTTACGTCCTCCTAATTTTCTTATAGCTACTGGAGTACTACCAGCCGCAATGCCAACTAGGCTAGCATCGCCGTTATTAACAGGCACCACAGCATTTGTTAACTTAGCAACTGCTGTTACTGAACCATTATCACTACTGCATTTAAATCTACGAGCACCTTTTTGCTTTAAGATGTAACCTTCTATAACAGTTCCGTCTGTTTTAAATCGTATAGGAATATGTGGTGTTAGATCTAATCCGGTTATTCCAAAATATTTATTATTAATTTTATTAGCCATTTGGTTTCTCCTTGACGTTCTAGGTCTATGCTTGGCTAGCATAAGTCATTCTGACAAAGTATTTAGCAAAAATAACAAAGGGCGCCTAAGCGCCCTTTATCAATCACACTAATTCTTCGTTATTGATTAGAAGAATGTTGGATTACTTACTGTCACTGTGCCAAGATAATCCGCAGCATTACCTAGAGAGCTAGCTGTATTTGTTAGTTCTACATAACCATAACGTGTCATGAAGCTAACTACTGGCTCAAATGTGCTTGGATCTAGAACAACACCACTGCTCATTAATGGAATGTATGGGCAATAGAATGCTGCTGCATCACTTTCTGTTGAACCTTTGTAACCAATAAGAACTGTATCATTGGAAGCATATGTGTCAACATAAATCTTCATTGCGCCGTTTAGGGTACCAGCAAATTTGGTATTTGTTGGTGCTTCAAATGTGCCTTCTGTTGTACGTGCAAATGCACTTGTTGTTGCACTTTGTAACATTGTTAATACGGCAGGACTTACAACAGCCCAGTTACCTGCACCACGACGTGTACGTTGAGCGATTGTATTACTTACTCGGTTAACTGCAACTGCTAGAGCAGCGTGCTCGTCGCCAACAAATGTAGCTGTACCACTTACAGCAGCTTGATCAAATGCAATCTGGTTTTGTGAACCAGCTAATGCTTTAAGACTTGCTAAAACCTCACGGTCAATTTCAGCTGTAATTTCTTGGGCTAAAGCAGCCATGATTTCAGCTTCAACGTCAATACCGTGTTGAGATTGCATATCTTGTGCAGCCTCAAATGTCCAGCGAGCACTTAACTTACGAGTTTTCGCTTCCACTGTTTGTTTGAGGATCTGAATGCTCATTCTACGACCAGCTTCACCTTCTAAAGCAGCAGTAACAGCAGCTTTATCGTTAACAGCTCCTGAATAACCTTCAGCAATCTTAAATGGGCTAAGTGCTTCTTCACCAGCTGTTACATCTGTACCATTTGTGCTGTTAAAATTGTCTGCATAACGAACACGTAATGTATGAATTTGACCAACTGGTCCAGTCATTGGTTGTACACCAACTAACTCGTTAGCAATAACGGTTGGCATAACGCGACGAATCACTGGAAGGATCACGCGATTTAATGTTGCAACGTTGCCGGCAGAAGTAGCACCTGCTGTAGCACTTTCTGCGAGATACTTGCGTGTATTCTCGAGTGTAGTTGCCATTACAGTTTTTTTGGTGCCTTGTAGGCCTTCTAGCAGAGCCTCTTTTGTATCTGCCCAACGGCTTGTTAGTAATTCTGACATTATATTATCTCCTAATAGTCTTTACTAAATTCCAGCAAGTCGACGAATATCTACAATATTAACATCTTCTTTGCTGCTACCTACGCTGTTGGTTTGTTTATTGCCTGTAATTTCTTTTGCCTCAACTAATGCCTGTTTTTTCTTTTGAGTATCTCCTGCTATTACACTTGGTAAGTACTTTTCAAAACTTGTTTTTAGTTTTAATGTATGTACGCTTTCAAGTAATTCTTTCATAATAGCTTTTTGCTTTGGAGCAAGAGGTGTTATTAAGTCATTTATAATTCCTTGACGTTCTTGACTTTCTTTAAGAATTTTAACTTCTTTATCTTTGCTCTCCATAACTAAACGTGCTTCTGCTACAGCGTTTTTAGCAGATGCAAGTTCTAATTCTTTTGTGTTTATAACCTTAAGCAATTTGCTTGTTTCTGATTTTTCGTTTAGATAACTGTGTTGATATTCGCTAGCAAAAGCTTCGAATAGTTTGCGACCAAAATCGTTACGACGAGCACTTTCAATATCTTCTTTCAATTGACCAATTTCTTTATTAAGAGTTTGTTCAACTGTAGCTTCTACTAATTGTGCAGCTCGTATTATAAACTGTTCTTTCATTTTGCTTAATGTATCACGACCTTCACGAACTAATCTTACTTTAGTTTTTGCTAAGTCTTGCTTGTCTAAATGAAATTCTGCAATTTCTTGTGCAAGAGCTTCTACCACAAACTTTTCTAGAGTTTTGAATTTTGTAGCCATCTGTACCTGATCTTCATGCAACTCTTTAACTTCAGCAGCAAGTTGTCTAGTAATGAATTCCTTCATTAATTGAGCAGTTTTTTTGCCTTTAGTAACAACTCTTGCCTTAGCTTTAGCAAGTTGATTACGATCTTCTACAAATTGCTTGATCTCATCTCTTAGCTGGTCGCTAAGCATACGATCAATCGCTTCAACCATAACCTGCTTGTCATGCTCATAGCGTTGTGCAAATTCTTCACGTAGTTCTTGAGTTAGCTGTGTACGGGCCTCGGTTATACGAGATTCCCAAGCTTTCTCAATGTCAGCTTTTACCTCTTTAGAAATCACATTATTCTCAAATAGTTGTTTTAGTGCATCCAACATTTAATTCTCCTATTTTTATCGGAGTTTGCCTATTATTTCTAATAGGCTCTCTTTGAGATATTTTTGTGCCTTGGGATCGTCTTTGACCTCTTGCGCTATACGCAAGTTGCGATAACCGTAACGAGTATTCATTAGGTGTTCGTAAATTGGTGTAGGATACGCTCCAGGAGCACTTGGTTGAGCTACCACATCAATTGTGATAATCTCGAAATCGGAAACTTCACCGGAACCATCCTCTCTAACATTTCCGGATCCGCGACTACTTACTCCTAACTTCACACCGCTTTCTAACATAGTTTTCACTAGGTTACCCATTGGTGTAGGTAGGATTTTTAATTTTCCATAACCGTCTGCATTTTCCATCCACATTTTTGTAACCATGTGGCACACGCGGTCAAGGTTAATTTTTAGGTCATCAGGATGATCTACTTCGCCAAGAACTGAATATCCACCTTCTATTTGATCGTTCAGGGTTTTGACAGCCCTAGCGATTTCTTTCGCAGGATAAACACGCTGATTTTGATTCTTTTTGTCACCTTGAATAAAAATTCCTGACATATACAGAGACTTTCCATTTTCGGTTCCGTCCGATTCAACGACCATCTTTGCTTGATCGAAACTCAGGTTTTCACGAAGATAGTTCATCAATTAACCTTATTTGGCACGCTTAGAAACACCGTTTAAGATACTATCGGCACTTTTGTCAGCCTGCTCTTTTCCTAAGCCATTTGGATATGTTGGCTGTTTATGTTTAAATGCTGTCTTGCCAGCATTACCACCTGGAACATTAACATTTCCCATGTTTTGCTCTTTAGGATTTGCTTTCAAAAGACTACTGCCTTTTAAATGTCCTTTATTAGCTTCAACTGGGCTACTTTCTGTACCACCTTTGAGGTTGGCTACTGTGCCACCCATATCGTTTTTACCTGCTACGATACTTCTTGTGTTTACACCATTGTCGCCCATTTTACCATAAGATGTATAATCCTTACCACCTACTTTTTCCACATATTCACGCATAAAGTTGTCTGTTTCGAAACTAAGTTCATCTTTTTCGGAATCCATATCCATGTCCATTTCATCGTCATTCATGTCCATTTCATCGTTTTCCATACCATTTTCATCAGACATTAAAGATTCAAATTCTGCTTTTAATTCATCAAGTGCATCTTCTAAGTCAACTACACGATCTTCTAGATCATCTTCACTACCCATATCATCTTCATCGTTCATGTCGTCGCTTTCTAAGTCGTCGATCATATCGTCACTTGCATCACCGCCTACATCATCACCAGATTCGTCATCTTCGCCTTCTGCAAAGCCAAAACTTTCATCCATATCTTCATCTTCATCTTCATCTTCATCTTCATCTTCATTAACATTATCCTCATCTTTATTTTCTGTATCTACATCATTAAAATCTTCGGCAAGGATCTGTTCGTAAATTTCACGAGATTTAGCTACTACGATTTGATGAAAAAGCTCTCGTGCTTTGTCACTTTCGTCATTAATAAGATGTTCGAGCATCTGCTCGAATTTGTTTCGATCAGTCATGTTGTTATCTCCTTTAGGTTGTAAGGCTGTCATTAATATTTACAAAAAATTACTATAAACCGTGTTAAATGGTTGATTTTTTACCATGTTTTTACCAAATGATTAAAATCATCTAAATAAAGATGTTTAAAATTTTTGAATTCGAACTCTGGATCGAAAAAATTATTTTTATCTACTACTCTAAAAAATTTAATTGCCGAATGATTTTTTATTGTTTGTTCTGTTTGTCTTCGCCAATTTCCATAGTAGGTAGCAGATTCGTGTGATTTTTTATAATTTTCAGTATCTGTATATACATTATTAACAAGACCATTTGGCATTCCGATATAGTCAAAACCAAATATATAAATTTCTTTAGGTCCGTGGTCTGCTGCAAAATTTAAAGCAGTTGGTCCGCTGCTCCAGCCTAGACTGGGGTTAAAATAATTAAAGCCAACAAATTTTTTATACTTGGCATTAGGATTTGTCCATACCTCATGTGTTTTTTGCCATCCTTTAGATTCAATTTCAAAAATCATTTTTGTATCAACAGCGATTAAATAATCTGGTTCAAACTCTCTATAAAGAGCATTACACCCATAAATTTTACCAAATTTTTTTAAATGGTGAAAGTTGAAATTAAGACGGCTTTTGCCATTACCTAGCACAAAACTACGCATAAATTATCCTTTGTAAATAATTATGCTGGAGATGATTTATACATTGTCTCTATAAATTCTAAATCTTTTTCTTGTTCTAGAATATGCTGCTCGCTGGCCTTACGAAGCTCATTAATTTGTTTTAATGTTAATCTAGTTTTACGTGTATCACTGCGTTTCATAACACTCAAATCACGATTGGGATTATAGGCTAAATCTTCTAGTCCTGATGGTTGTGATTGATCTCTATAAAATAATTCGCGTAATATCATAAAAATATTTATATCGTTGGGGTGGCTGGAGCGCCAATAGGCAAATTAGGAGCAACGCTAGGCGCAGCAGGTTGTCCTGGTGCATTACCTACTTCTGGCGGAGCATTTTCATCTGCTAAAGCATTTATATCACTTTCTATACCAGCTTGACTTATTCCTGCACTACGCATTTCTCCGCTAGCATCTGTGGCAACTGCTTTTGCCTTTCCATTTTCTTCAGCCCATAATTTTTGATTCTCTGCTAACTCTTCATCTGTCATTCCTAAGAATCGTTTTAATGCAAACCGTTTACTAATAAACGGAATTTGCTGTATAGTATTAAATGTATTAATTCTTTGCCCATCCATTTCACTTTGTCTGTAAGCAGCAAAGTTTAGTGGTGGATTAAATTGTAATTCAAAAAGTCCTGTATCAAGGTTTAATCCTTTATCATGCAAGTATAATTTGAACTCTTGATCAAAAATTTCTTCTAAGAGATTTTGTAATCTTTCACAATATTTGTTAAATCGTAATTCTTGAATATATGCTGTTCCTACTCTGCCATCATTATAACTAGACTGACTATCATCTGCTCCTGTTGGTAAATAACTACTAGGAATTCTTAAACCTCTAAATAATTTGTTAGTAAAATATTTTAAATCGTCTATTTCGCCTAAATTAGTGCCTCCTGGTAATGTGTCAACTTTACTGCCTCTGCCTTCTGCTGTTTGAGGAAAAAAGTAGTCTTCGTTTATACTTAGAGGATTGTAAGCACTATCTATTACATTTTGCCCGCCGCCTGTCACACTAGGAATACGTCGTTGATTAATTTCGTTTTTTACTCTTTCAACAAAGCTCATAGCTAAATGACTAGGCATATTACCTACATCTATATAAAATACACGACGTTCTGGAGCTCGCTGAACTCTATAGATAATTATAGCATCTTCTAGCAGTTCTTTTTGTTTATAAACTTTAAAAATTTGTTCCAGTAAACTATTACCAAAAGGATAGTTGTTATCTAATCCTTCACTTAAACTTAAATGTACTATGTGTTTTGCTTCTATAGCAACTTCATTTTGATTATTTTGAAATCTAGTTCCTGGACTTATAGGATATGCACTTGCTTGTCCTCGCGCGGCTGCTCCACCTGCTACATAAGCAGTACCTCTATTATTTGTGTTTGTAGTGTTAGGATTTATTGTTGTTACTACTAAATCCATAAAATTAGGATTTAAATCTCTTATAACATATTGTTCTGGTTTTTTACCTTCACTTTCGTTTACAATAATTTTAGTAACTTTGCCTGGATCAATATGAAACCATTGTTTTGTTTCTGGATCTCGTACAAAAAATCCATCTCCATATTTGAAAATATTGCGAACGATTCTAAAAACTCTTGTATCAAATTTGTTTAATTTAGTCCATTGTTGTAAATATTCCCTTAGTATTCTTACTTCACTAGAAGTTGCTTGAGTTTTTAATGTCAATCTAAATGGCGTGTTATTATTTTCACTAGGTTGTGTACAGAATTCTGCAAGAATATCTAAAGCAGCATTAACTTCACTATCCATGTCCATTGTATCATACTGCAAATATCTATCAATACGATTGGGTGCACCAGTATATACATCAGGAAGATAACTGCTATAATTAGCTCGTGCTGGGCCTGGTTTGGCGGTGTTTGCACTTAAGGGGCTGAACGTTCCTAGATTGTTGTCAACAGTTACTGGAGTAAAATATTTTTTCCAACTCATGTTTTATGCGCCTACAAAATTATTTTTGTTATTAGATTTAATTGCACGAATTTGGTCACCTAATAGTTTACCATTTTGATCAATTAAGTCTTTTATAGATATATTTAATGAACTTAACTGCATCACAACATCATTTAAGGTAGCATCTTTAGATGTTGCTGCTGTTGCTTTATTAGTATCTGTTTTAGATTCTGTTGATGAATTGTTGTTTTTTTGTTCTGCCTGAGGTTGTAACCTAGCTGTTTCTGCATCACTTTGATTTTCATCCTTTTTAGCAACAGCAGCAGTTTGTGATTTTAAATCAGCACCAAATTTTTTCATTCCAGGAAGATTTATAGAATTAAGATTAACTTCTCCTTTATCATTAAAGAAAGGATTAGTTGTACTAACTTGATCATCTAAACTCTTTTTACTAACAGCTGGCATTACAGTACTATAAGTTTGACCTGTTTCAGGATTAATTTTTATACCTTGGCTTATTGAACCATCTTCTGCTTGAATATCTATACCTGACGTATTCTTTTCTATGTTCTTTTGTAATTCTATAGCTTCAGTTAGTCCTTCAAATTCATCAAAAGGTAAAGCACTTTTAATATCTACTAATACAGATTTTAATACAGCATCACTGTCATCTCCAGATTTTGGCATTACAGTGCTGTAAGTTTGACCTGTTTCAGTTTCCTTTTTATATTTTTCTATATTTGCAGCACTTATAGCGATTTCACTGTCAGCTGCTTCTTTCATAAGTTTTTGATATCCTAATTCATTTTTTTCAAATTTGTCTAGTTTTTGATTAAGAGCTTTTTCTTCTAATGCTAAAATTTTTTTAGTTGCTTCATCTCTAATCTTAACCCAATGATCGTTATAGTCTTGTTCAGCTTTCAATTTTAAGTTATCTGATTTTTCTTGTAA